AGTGTTGTCAGTCAAGTTGAGAACGGCACCATTATGGATGACCGTTCCAGACTCATAGACCTATATGAAGCCTGCTACATTCAGAATGCACATCTTCAGGGCACCATTGCAACTCTGTTTTCTCAGCTCGTAGGCAAACGATATATGTTTGCTCGTGAAGATAAAGACGGGAAATGGATAAGAGACCCCAAACAGTCAAAAATATGCCAGGGATCTCAGTTTGAAAAGATTATCAAAGGCATCATTGAAGCCGAATTATATGGCTATACCTTGCTGGAGATAATGCCTGAAATAGACCCTGAAACTGGATTGCTGAAAGAGGTCAACAGCATTGAACGCCGATGTGTCCTTCCTGATCAGCGTCGTGTGGTTCAGCGTTGGTGTCAGTGGAGTCCGGGATGGGATTTAGATTCAGAACAGTATCGCCACAACTACATTCTGGTCAACACTGGTGGTTTTGGCATCTTTGCCGCCACCACTCCTAACATCCTTGCTCAGAAATATACCGTAAGTAACTGGGTAAACTTCAGCCATACCTATGGGCAACCGATTATTCACGGAAAAACCGAAGCTGAAGATAATGATTCAAGGCAAAGGTTAGCAAGAAAAATTGGTTCTGCTGCTCAAAACAAAGTCTTAGTGACTGGGAAGGGGGATGAGATTGATATTAAAGCATTTGCCGCCTCTAACTCTGAAAAGATATATGAGTCTTTGGCAAACTTTGTCAACAAGGAAAATGACAGTCTTATTCTTGGTTCAGAATCAATGGCTGGTGCAACTCAGGCTTATGTCGGTTCTACCAAAGCTCACGAAAATATTTATCGTGCCCGTATCAATTCATATCGTACACGCATTGAAAATGTGATGAACGAGCAGGTTGTACCGGTACTCAGATATTGGGGTATCATCGAAGCAGATGTGTACTTCAAATATATGAATAAAGTGGAAATGTCAGATGAGAATAAGATTAAACTCTATGATATGCTCACTGACAAGTATGAGATTGAGCCAGAAGAAATCAACAAAGAATGGGGGGTTGAAGTTGGCAAGCAACGCAACTTTGAAGCTGGTAACGGAGGCGGTGGCCTTGGTGACTGGGAAGGTGATGAAGATGGCGATGGTCATCGAATGAGTGATGAGGAGTATTATAAACGCTATGGTCATCACAGGAATAAAGTAAATTTTCTATCAGGGGTGCGTTAAAAGGCGGGCGCACCTCTGAATTGGTCAAACAGACTAAAGCAGCCATGACCGAAGAACAACAAACAGAGCATGACAGCGATTATCAGTCTTTGTTAGCCTTATATACTCAGTTACTTAAATCCTTACATAACGATGATAAGGAAGAGGCTCTATATGCTCTTGCAGAACTGAGAACAGAGATTGCTTTCAAGCACGTTGTCAAAGGGTTAGGGATTGATATTGATGAGGCTCTTCAGTTATTGAAGAATTCAAATGATGAAAACCTTACCCAGCACGATAAAGACCTTATAGCCCGTCTTACAGCCGGTATCTTAAATCTCATTGACTTTTCAGTATGTGAAGAGTATCAGTTGTATGATGAGGTGCTGGAGGTTGTGGGAGACACTGAGATTGACTTCAACTCTGATGATTATGATGACTTGGTTGCATTGTGTAAAAAATACAATGACCAATATTCTGCAATAGAAAACTCCGACATTGAATATGCTGGTGTGATGGCTGCCTTGTGGCTAAAGATGTCAGCTACTGATTATGCTGTCTATTGGACTCAGAATGATGCAAAGGTTAGACCCTGGCACATGGCGTTACAAGGATATGCTGCACCCAGAGATGAATTTCCATCGTGGATGATCCCACCTATTGAATATAACTGTCGTTGTTTCTTGGAGATTTTGGAGGTTCCACACGCTAATGCAAAGTTGAGCCAAATCAAGGGGTCTGCCAAAGACCTTACCAAACCTCAGCAGCTGAATACGGTTTATAGTGAGTCTTTGGCAAAATGTGGTAGAATTTTTGGACCATCCCATAGTTATTTTTCCATTAAAGAAGCTGATTCTTCGATGCTTATGGGCTTTGTTTCCAGATTAAGAGAAAAGTATTATGTCTCGGCAGAAATTTGATCCCAGTAAAGTCAAAACCCAATTTGGCAAGCATTTCTACGAGGGGCAACGATTAGGTTCTCATCGGGAGAGATTGTATCAGCAATGGCTTCGTAACCAAGGTGGTGGTAGCGTTAAAGGACGTGCCACCTTCCCGAAGCAATATAGCAAATACTTCAGCTCTGGTACAAAATTCACCACTCGACAAGGCCATATTGCTCCTTGGGCCAAACCTATGACTTTGAAAGGGGGCTCCAATCCCAATTATAACTGGGGAAGAGTAAGCTATATCAATTCTAAAGGTTCGGTCAGTAAGTCCTCATCCAGTGGTCGTTGGGGTGCTGATACTAATCAAGGAAAAAGAGGGGCCGGTGGTTCAGCTACAATTCTTAACGGAACAAAGCAATGGATAAGACAAATTCAAATCAGCCAGTATGCCCTTCGTGTGCAGGCAGAAAACTTTAGAGTTGTAGTCGGTCGAAGAGCAATGAAAGTGTTTCAAAATTCTTTCAAGTATCAGCAATTCTACAGTAATCGCTCTCGAAGATGGACTCCGCTTTCCTCCTATACTCTAAAGAAACGTGCGAGAAGAGGCACTGGCAGTCGCATCCTCAAAGAATATGGGGATTTGTATAACTCAATCAAACTGGATGAAAGTGCTGGAGTTGGTCGTACCAGGGTTTACACTGATATTGTGCCGGCCAATGCCGGTCATCATAAAAAGCATAGCATCTGTTACGCTGGTTATCACAATGAGGGCAAAGGAACCTATGGTAGCGCGTGGAATGGGCACAAGCCCAAACCATACGTCAAACGACAATTTATGGGCCACTCCAGTTACTTAAACCCATTTACCGATAGCTTTATGCGTAAAATGATGAAGTTATACCTCTTTGACAGTGTGTTCCTTATGAAGAAAACATAAGCTATTATCAATAAAGACTGAACGATGATCATAGATAAGAAAAATAATAAAGTCATAAGTGGCAATAAAACTAGTTCCGTTGCACCGCCCATAGATAAACCCCAAGAGCCGCAAGAAAAGCCTCTTCAGGTTGAATCCAATGGGCCTATGGACGTATTGAAGGCTATGAAAGAGATTCTTCGCTCAGTAACCTTGGAATACGGAGTTCCAAATAGTCCTAAAATATTCAGAACGGTTCAAATAGATGATGGTCAATACGAGCGCATCATTTCTCCCAGTGGCAATAAAGAAGAGACATTGGGATTCCCTGCTGCATTTGTTCATTTCATTAACTGGAGATACTTGGTTCAGCAATCTCGCATTAATGAAGGGCGAGCAGAGTTAAGAATACGTTTCATCCTGAACAGCTTGAACGTCCATGAGGATGGGCATGATATGGGAGTGTATTATGTGGCAGAGCGTATTCATCAGACTATTCAGGAAAGTATTAGCAAGTACGAATGTCTGCAAGAACGCTGTCAGTTGGAATATGTAGATCCAATGGAGAGTTTCGATCACGGATTACAACCTTGCTGGATGACCTATGAAATATGGTTTAAGCAAAGGAATATTTGGGCTACTCGTAACAAGATTTATAAAAAATTTGTTTGCCCTCCATTTACCAATCATGCTGACCAAGACCCAACTATCGAAGGTGTTAATCCCGATGGGCATAACAATTTGGATCATCCCAGAACTTATGATGAAGCCACTGATTACATACCTCACCAAAATGAAACATAAAATACTGTAATATTGAATTTTAGCCCCTGTTAACCGCAGGGGCTTTTTTGTTGCTCACTATTACTAAGAAAATCGAGCAACAATGGCAAAAAATAAAGAATTTAAGTTTATCAAAGGAGCTTATTGCGCTGGTGCTCCTGCCGATATTTGCTACTACACTGATGTCGATTACTGGAGTGTTCAAGAATTTCTCTGGGAATTTGATTATCTCGTCAATTATGTAAATCCCAGCGTAATACGCATCCATATCAACTCTGTCGGTGGCAGTGTCATCGAGGGGATGAGCGTATTCTCAAAAATCATGGATTGTAAAATTCGCACAGAGTGTATCAACGACGCTCTGGCAGCTTCAATGGGATCTATCATCTGGGCCGCCGGCGATGAGCTTTTTATGAAAGATTATGCTCTTCTGATGATTCACAATCCATTCTGTGATGCAAACGGAGAGAAGCAATACAACCAAGCCACCGAAGCCTTCACTCAGCAGCTTAAAACCATCTATGTCAAGCGTTTTGGCCTTTCCGAAGAAGAGGTTGAAAACATAATGAATGGCAAAGAGGGGGAAGATGGAACATTCCTCACAGCTGCTCAGGCTCTTGAAAAAGGCTTTGTCGATGCAGAACACATCATTGAAACTCCTAAAGCTGTCAAGGATCAGATTCAGGCAGCTTTGAAAAACACCAAAGACATCGGACAAATCAAGGCGATTTACGGATTGGTGGCACCTACACTTCCTTCAACGACTATTAACGAACAGAATATCACATCAAATTCAAACACAATGGATAAAACTGAAATCACAGTATTTGCCGCTCTTTTCGGACTGACTGGAGAGAAGGCTACCGTCGAGAGTATTTCGGCGAAGATCAATGAACTCAAAGCTAAAGCTGAAAAGGCCGAAGCTATCCAGAAAGCTCTTGATGAGAAAACAGCACAGTTGGCTACTGCAAACGCAGAGCTTACCGGCGCCAAGACTTCAATCAGCAATTTGACCGCCGATCTCACAAAGGCGAAGGGCGCTCTGAAGGTCTATCAGGAAGCTGAGGCTAAGGCTCAGGAGGACAAGATCAATGCCCTCGTTGACAAGGCAATCAAGGATTGCAAAATCAGCAAGGATGACCGCGAAGATTACGTCAAGATGGCTCAGAGCGATTTTGCACTTGCAGAACGCATCCTCGCCAAAATTCCGGCTCGTGACAATCTCGGTCAGATCATCTCTCAAGCCAATCAGGACACCGCCAAAGACGGCCTCCAGACTGAAGAGCAGAAAGTTCAGGCCAAGGTCGAAGATGTTGTGGGAAAAGACTTCAAGTTCAAGACCCTCGACTAATCGCCAGCAAATCAATCATTAATATTTAATTCACAATTAACAATGGCAGCATTTAACTTTAACGCGGGTCAGAGTAACTATACTGGTGAAGTCCTTGGTGATCTTCTGACCCTTGTCGCCCAGGAGAATGAGACCTATAAGGAGGGTCTTATTCATGTCAAGTCGGGTATTAAGAAAAAGTATGCTCTTCCGCATGTTCGCCTCGGAAAGATTATCCAGGATCACGTCGCAACACCTGTTTCAAGTGTGGGCGAATACGAATTTGCAGAGCGCTATCTGACACCGGAAGATTTTATGATCTATCTGGAGTTCAACCCCCGCGACTTCGAGCAGTATTACAAACCGTTCCAGCCCACCGGCAATCTGGTGTTCCGCGAACTCGATCCCAAGGTTCAGGCGACTATGATTCGTCTGCTTATGGAGCAGGAGCAGGAATATATCAACCAGGCAATCTGGTGTTCGGCTACTCCCACAGAGCACGCAAAGATTTCAAGCAGCGACGGCTCTGTTGCAGCCGGTGCAACCGAAATCGGTGGTGATGCAGAGGCTGGCCCCATGAAGTATTTTAACGGAGCTATCGCCCGTGTACTCATGAACGCCGCAGCCTCCACTACTTCTGAAGATGCAAAGTGCGGTCAGGTCAACATCGCCGGTACCGGCACATTTGCTGATGGTGAAGCTGTAGAGAATGAACTCTACGCAATGTGGGAAGCCACTGCACCCAAGATCCGCAAGAAGGCCGGTCTCGTCATCCTCATGGACTACAAGTCTTGGGACGCTTATAACAAGTATCTCTCGGCAAAAACCATGAAATACAACGACAACCGCAAGGAGAACGAGCATCGTTTCCAGGGCAAGCGCATCATTCCTATGGTTGCTCTTCCCAACGATACAATCTTCATGGGCGTATTCACCACCGGCGTTGACTCGAACCTCTGGATGGGTGTTGATTACGTCAACGATGAGAATGTCCTTCAGGTCGATAAGCTCCAGAACAATTCTGAGCTTTACTTCTTCAAAGCTCTTCTCAAAATGGACGTCAATATCGTTCGCCCGTCGGAAATCACGGCTCATATTCCGTTCAAATATACCGCTGCGTAATCAATCACAACTTTGCAAGGCGGTGTAATAGCCGCCTTGCTTAAATTCTTTACAATTATGGGTAGAAGCAAAAAAAACGAAACAGCCAAATCCGAAGAAGCAGTTGTGGTTGATGTTCAGGTTGAAGAAGGCGTTGCAGCCTCAGAACCTATCGCAGAACAGGAAGCACAGCCGTCAAGCGAAATTGAAGAAATCGAAGAAGCACCCAAGGCCGAAAAAGCTGAAAAAACAGTTAAGGCCCCTACAGTGAAAGAGCCGGTTAAAGATATTTCGCCTCGTGATCTGGAGCTTATGCGCCTATATCCTCAGTATGAGAAAATATGGATTACACCGAAGGGATTTGTGCATCCTGAAGGCGCACCCCAGTTTCTCCTGAAAGGTGCAAAACTTTTCAAAAATAAATTTTTCAACAATAAAATCTAATTCACAATGCCTACAAATACAAACTTAGGTGGAGTTTTTACCACCGACATTGACGGCAAGCGCAATAGCAACGTGTTCCTCAGCACTGAGAATGTCGTAGGTCTTATCTTCGATACCAGTATCGTAGGTGGTCTTGACAAGGCTCTGGGAGAAGATACTCTCGCTGCTACGACTTTTGCCAAGGGCAATGTTGTGGAACTCAATACCACAAAAGATGTAGCTGAGGCCGGTATCGACGATACTGTTCTTGCTGGTATTGCAAAATATCATCTTGACAGTTTCTTCAGTCTGGCCGGTGGCACTCAGCGTATTTTCGTTTCGTTCATGAACAGCGACGAGGATCCTGATTTTGAGGCTGTCGAGCAGATGCAGCTTGCATCCGGCGGTATCATCTATCAGATCGGTGTATGGACTGGCAAGCCTATTGCCAAGATCAACAGGGACGGATCCTATTCGGTAGAGACCGGAAATATCTGTGCAAAACTTGAAGCTGTTGCTGAAGTTCTCGGTGGCAAGGTTGGCATTACCAACTATGAAGGTAATGCACCTCTCAACATTCTGATTTCAGCTCCTATACTGAATGAGGCTGTCATCGACATCAAGAAGCTCCCGGACCTCAGCGGCCTCAATATGCCGAAGGTGACAGCACTTCTGGGCCAGGCTCCCACTGATACAGTTCACGAGCTCATGTATGCGGTCAACCATGTGAACGACACTCCTTCTTATGCCCTCGTAGGTTGCGTGGGTGCAGCTCTGGGCTGCCTTGCAGTAGCTCCTGCAAATGAGAGTATCGCTCATGTCGCCAGCTTCAATCTTGCTGCTGTGATGCAGGATGCAGAACTTGGTTTTGGCAATCTCGTTGATGACGCAGAAAACAAGACCTACGCTTCGGAATCCTCCTTCACAAACATCAAGACCATCGGTTATACAAAGCGCAACGAATATCTGCACAAACACGGATATGTGTTCCTTGTCAACTACGACGGTCTTGAAAACAGCATATTCTTCAGCAGCGACCAGACTCTCAGCACCGGCGACTATCGCACCCTCGCTCGTTGTCGAGTGATGCACAAGAGCCGCCGTGTAGTGCGTAGAGCACTTCTTCCCCGCGTCAACTCCAATGTTGAGGTCGACATCACTTCCGGCAAGCTCTCTGCATCTGCCGTAGCTGAGTTCCAGAACATTGTTATCGAGGCTTTGGATAAGAACATGGTCGAACCCGGCACCGCAAAACCCCAGGTAAGTGGACGCACTTGCACGATTGATCCCGATCAGAACGTACTTGACACCGACGCTATAGATATTCACTATAGCCTCGTTCCTCTGGGTGTAACCGGTGAGATCAAGGTCACTGAGGGCTTCTCCAACTCCATCTAAAGCCAATGTTTAATCAAATAATATAATACAACAATGGCAGCAACAATCAATAATGTAGCATATAGTTGGTCGATGATTCAGCTTCAGACCAACCTCGATGGCGAGAGTGCTCAGAACCCGATTTTCGTTGATTGTACCGCTATCAAGTGGGACACTAAACGTAAGATCGAGTCTATCTACGGACTCGGTGGCCAGCCCCGTAAACGTGGTTTCGGTAATGTGACCTATGAGGCAAGTATCACACTGCCTTATGGCACTCAGGTTGACCTCCGCGACCGCTCAACGGACGGCACACTTCTGGGTCTTGGTGAGTTCAACCTCATCATCTCGTGGGTAAACGACGTAGCCGCAAACGTCACTACCGAAACCGTCACCCTCGCAGGCTGTATTCTGGCCGAAGGTGGTATGGATGCAAATCAGGACGATACCTCTATCACAAGAGAGTTCGATCTCCATCCGCATCGTATCTACACCGGCAAAGTACAGAGCAACGCAAACATGAGCTGGTCACACGAGCTCTACGGTGGAGCCTAATCGGTTTTCTTGTTATACTTCAGTTGGAGAGAGTGGTCAGAAATGGCCGCTCTCTCATATTTTTTTCAAGGTTTACTATTATATATTGACGACGCCAAAAACGTCAAACTGATTTTTAACATTAAAACCAAATAAACTACACAATGGCAAAAGAAAAGAAAAATGCAGAAGCTGTAGCTGAGTTTCAAGCTGCGCCCGCAATCGAACTGGTCGGTAACGTGAACGTACCCCTCGAAATCCGTGAAGAAATCGTCAAGAAGGCCGAAGCTCTGAAGGCCGAACACAAGCTCCGCAAGATCTTCATCGTCATCGTCGAAGGCGAAGAAGGCGATGAAAAGCCGCTGTATATCGGCTATCTGCGCCGCCCCAGCCTCATGCACTTCAGCCAGTATATGAACTTCGTTCAGAAGGACGTGGTTCAGGCCAATAAGATGCTTGCAACCAACGTATTCCTCGCCGGCGACCGTGAGCTTGTTGACGATGATGAGCTCTTCCTCTACGGAACTATGGGTCAGCTTTCGCAGATCATCGACTCCCGCAACGCCGACATGGTAAAAAAATAGAGCGTTGTCGAATAGGCAAAGAGGATGTGTATAGACAACGCCTCGCACTAATGACATACTACTATCCTCATTTGGATTTGAATGACATGACAGATGATGATTTTGCCTTTTGGTCAGAAAACGCCTACTGGGTACATTCTCAAATGCTCATGGTTCAGCAAGCCAATACAGTAGGTATGTTGACAGGAGGTGCAAAATAAATCAAGATAGGAGCTTCACGGCTCCTATTCTTGTTTTTGGACTATTATTATAAAAAGTCAATATGGCACAACTCAGTTATATAAATACTGGGGTCAAGCAGACTCCAGACTTAACTTTCAATATTCCTACTGATGAAAGCGTAGGAGCCTTCTTGTTCGATACAAGTGGTTTTGATAAACCATTTGACGGCTTTCCATTACTATATCATAATTTCAAAGATGGGCAGATCCAGTGTATCAAAAATATGGATGATGCACTTCTATTAGGCATTAAGAATGATGGCTTTCTGAATAACCTCCTCTACTATCATCTCGCTCAATTTTTTGATTTTATTGGAGATAACCAAGCTGTGTATGTAACGATAGCCGATTGTTCTAAAGACTGGGATGTGCTCCAATATATGCAGCAACAGACCAGTGGCCGGATATTCCATATTGGAGTATGGACTTCCCAGCCAGTATGGAATAAGAAGTCTGATGGCACAATGGGTTTTACATCACTTATAACAGATCTTCAGACCCAAGCTAATGAGATTAATGGAAGAATCGGTGTCTCAACTCATACTATGGTGCCTCTTCATATTGTGCTTTGTGGCAATACCAATTATATAGGTGGCGATCAAATCCGCTATAAACAGCTTCCCAACGCTATTGAATTGAATTGTCCGAAAGTATCTATTGCTCTTGTTCAAAATGGCTCTCAGGAAGTCCATCAAATGCAAAGCAATAATCCTCTTCAGGCCCCAGTTACATCACTGGGATTGATTATGGCTTGTCTTGCTTTATGTGGTGCCGAAGAAAGTATTGCATCTATTGAAAAGTGTGATTTGAACAAAAACGAGGGCTTTAATAATCCTGAATGGGGAGTGGGTAGCACCGGCACTCCGATGGATAGCGTACACCGAGTATGGGCCAACACCATATCATCCAAAGGCTACATCATCCCAATAGATTATGAGGGACTGGAGGCTTCGTATTTCCTCAGTAGTGATCAAACTTTATGCGAAGGTGACTTCAGCACAATAGCCAATAACCGGGTAATGCACAAATGCCGTAGAGCAATGTGTACGGCACTTATCCCGTATGTCAACAGCAATCACATTTACATTCCAGGCACCCACAACATTAGTGCAACCTCTATCGCAATCATAACAGACTCTATCAATACCATTCTTGACTCTGTAATGAGAAATAAACAAGGTCAAAATCAGATTAATGGCCGTGTTGTAACATTCTTAGAAAATGATGAGATTCTGGAAAATGATTCAATCTCTATGAAACTGGAAATTGGCCCGGTCAATTATAGCGGATTCCTTTCGGAAGAAGTCTCACATGACATAAATTAAGATATTGTAGGTTTAAGCGTATCAAATAAACCACTCGCCCCAGGTCAGTAAAACGGCTTGGGGCTTCTCTTTGACTATTAATAGGTAGCAAATCATTAAGCATTACTACCAATGGCAGATTATAAAGATTACATCGTCAGGTATGACATTATTGCTGATGTAACCAAGGCGGCCGAGGGGCTTCAATCTATTGCGAATATCGCAAAGGAATTTGAAGGCCCGATGAATACGCTTAAAACTGCGATCACTCAGGTTAGCCAGTCGGTATATCAGCTCAAACAAAACTCGCAAATGACATTTGCACCGAAAATTGATGTAGGTGCTTTTAATAATCAGTTGCGAGCTATGGTGACACAAGTTCGTAGTGCCGCCGCCGAAATGCACACAGCAATATTCCAGGCTCTTTCAGGAAACACTGCTGGTACAAAAGTAGCTCAAAAAGGTATTGGTTCTGCTCTTGGTGGAACCAGATCAGTTGCAGCCATAAAGAAGGATATTGAGGCGTATAACAAAGAGTTAGATAAACTCTTAGGTACACCTAAAAAAAATAAAAATGGCAGCGTTGTAAGAGGCCGTGATGGTCTAATCCAGATGAACAAAAATGGATTAGCAAAAGCCACAGCTCAACAGCAGGCAATTTACCAAGAGAGACTTACAAACTTAGAGGCTCAAAAAAGAATGTATCAACAGCGTATTCAGCAGTGTAAAGCTGAATACGCTGTTGCAGAAAAACTTGAAAAGGAAACAGCCGCACAACAAGCAAAGGTCGCAAAGGCTCAATCAAAAATTGCAGCTACCCCTACTTCTAAATCAACTGCTGCATCTCAGCCGGCAAAACTCACCAATGTCACTCCAGCCGTTATCCGAGAATGGAAGAAAGCATTTGGTGATGCAAAAAGTAAGGCTCTTACAGTTAACATCAGAGGCAATGCCACTGGTGCTGGTGGCGCATTGACCGTTATAGAGCAAATCCAGGCTTCACTAAAGGCTTTACAATCACAAGGCACATTCAATATCAATCCGATACTGAATACTGAAGGATTTGCCGCTGCTGAAGCTCAACTCACACGTCTCGCCGGCCTAAGTGCTGCTGTCGTTGCTCCATTCACTCCTAAAGACAACAAGACTAAAACTGGTAAATCATCCAGTCTTGTTTCTGCTCTTACCAAGGATGAAAAGACTAAGCTCACAAATGCTCAAAAGCAGATTAAGGTCTGGAATGATAAAATCGCTCCTATCCAGTCTCGTCTTGATGCAAATCGAGCCATTCCAGAAGATCAGCGTACTCCCGCGATAAAAGGGCAAATTACTCGTGATACTAAAACGCTTGCGGCATATCAGGCTAATCGAGCAGAACAAGAGAATATTGTCCGAACTCTTCAGGGAAAATCTACCGCAGCGGCACAAGCAGTTACAAAAACTGTAAAACCTCTGGCTCTTGATATTGTAGGCAATCTCTCAAAAATCAATGTTACAGCCAAACCCCCGGTAATATCAGTTGTAGGAGAAATCACTAAAATCCAAGGTAAAGTTGCAGAAGCTATCCCGATCAATGTAAAAATAATGGCCGATCAGGTGGCTGCATCTGTAAGATCAATTCCTGCACCAACTTTGGATGTTAGGGTAAACTTATTAACTGATAAGGCCCAGCAGCAGTTACAAACCTTAGCCGCACAACAAGCCAAGGCTGCCCCCAAACCAGTAAAAAGCACTGGTGCTGCCACCTCAACCACACCTCACCCCAAAACGAGTGTGGTTGGCACTACTGTTGCGCCCACAGCAAAGAAAACACCAGTTTCTACTCCAGTTAAAGGAAAGAAGTCAGGCACTACAACTCCTATAACTGCAACGATTGATACCAAAGACATAATCAGTCAAATCAAAAGCATCCCACGTCAGACCATACCCGTTGCGGTTAAATTGATGTGGGAAAAGGGTGTTATTGGCCGACAGGAACAAATTAAAAAGATGGCCGGCAGTATTCCTCCCATCAAACTTAATTTAGATATTACGCCGGCAATCGCAAAACTGGAGGAATTTATTACAGCTGTTAGGGCTGCCAGTCCTCAGAATATCAAGCTCACTGCTTCTGGTGTAGCTGGAGGTGCCGCTGGTCAGGCTGGCACAACTCCAAAGACTGCTGGTGTTGGTGTTGCTCAAAAGAGTGGTAAGCAGGCAGGACACACGGGCCATCAACCTTTGACTCCAAGACAATATAGAGATCAACTTGGAGCACATTTAGCCAAGGGTGGTATACTTCCTTCAAATTATGCAACTCAGATTGCAGATCAACAACGAAGAAGGGCGTGGCAGCTTGACCAAATGAAGCGAGATGCAATGGCTGCTTTTGCTCAAAAAACGCCTTATGAGCTTGCCGAAGAAGAACGATTAAGAAAATTAGCTCCCACTACTGCTGGAACAGGTAAAAATAAAGTTGCTTGGGGTTCCTCAGCTCCGGCAGCTCACACTGCGCCTAATGGATATAAATGGGTTAGAACTAATGATCTTACATCATATCTTAATCCTGAACAGCAGCAATACCTGGCAAAACTCAGGGGAGATGAAAGTAATGCGCGAGGGAACGTAGCGCGAACCCAGTCTCAGATTGCTCGTAGCACTGGGAAGTCTAATGCTCGTCTGGAAGCGGCAAAGACACAATATGCAGCTATCCAAAAGCAAATGGAGCCATATTTGAAACAGATGGCACAGCTTGAGGAAATGAATAAACCACTTCTTTCTTTGAAAAAGCCTAATAAAAATCAAAGAAGCGCTCTTGCCAGAATTAAATCCTCCCAAGCGGCCCTGCAATCTCAAATTGACCAATATCGTCAGGCACAAGCTCCATTCGCTAATGCAATTCAGCATGAAACAGCATTGATGGCTCGATACGGCGCCATATCTGGAACCGCCCTTAATACTGCCACACAACAACATGCCTCAGCAAAAGCAGCTGTATCAAGATACACGGATGGTTGGAAATTAGCTCAAACCAATCCAAAGGGCAAGCCCAGTGAAACGAATATTCAAAAAGCCTCACGCTTACAAGCTCAGGCTCAAAATGCAATGTTGCCCTTTGCCCAAAACAAAGAGCAACTGAATATGCTCACAAAACATCGTCGTTTTTTCCGTCAAGCAGTAGTGACTACTGGTATTATGCCCACTCCGGGAATGGAGGCTCCACAAATGCTGAAATATCTGCAAGGAGTATCAACTCAGATGCAGAAAGCAAGTGTGGCGGTACCTTGGACGTTGCAAAGTCAAATCAATAAACTTGAAGGCGATGTAGCTAAGGCCAATGGTGTCGGCCAGCCTACACAATCTCGCGGCACTGGTATGGTGCCTATGCGAACTGGGCAGCCAAAACCATTCTTTGACCGTTCTCGTAGATGGGCATATCCATTTACGGGTCAGACTTCTTTTGGTGTTCGCACACCTATGGCTGTGGATATGGCCAAGGGTATGGGCGTGATGTTTGCGATTGGTGGTGCAATGTCAGCAATCGGAAGCTCATTCAGTCAGGCTATGGAGTACCAGAACACAATGCGCACTACCCAGGCCATACTTCAGAATGGTACTGACACTTACAGTCAAAATTCATTCAAGAATATGGAAGCGACTGTGCGTAATGTTGGTGTCAAGACAAAATTCTCTGCTCCTGAAGTTGCCAGTGCTGCTCGTTTTCTTGCTATGGCCGGTTATGATATAGATGCAATTAATGCAGCAATTCGACCTATCGCAGACCTTGCTCTTATCGGAGATTCTAATTTGGGCGAGACTGCCGATAAGATGACCAATATTATGACCACCTTCCAGATTGCTCCTGATCGTATGCGTGAGGCAGCAAATATTATGGCTACAACCGCTACTCGATCTAATACCGACCTTATGATGTTGGCCGAGTCAGCAAAATATGGTGGTGGTGTGGCAAATATGTATGGCCGTAATGACCCCAATCTTTTTGCCGATACGATGGCATTATTTGGTGTCATGGGTAATGCTGGTATTCAGGCTTCATCTGCTGGTACTGCTCTCCGTATGATGTATCAGAACCTTTTTAAGCCAAACAAAAATCAGAAGGCAGTTCTGGATATGATGAAACAAAGCTACGGGATAACTACCCTCAAAGAAGATGGTAGTTATCGTGCTATGTCCGACATCTTAATCGAAATGGCCCAGCGCATACCTGAAAACCAAATGGCCTCTATTGTCGGTAATCTTTTCCGAATCACTGCTCAACCTGGCGCCGCTGCAACCTTACTTGCCGCTGCCGGTGGCGATAAAGGGGTTGCCGAAGAGATTGGGACTGGTATCGAAGCTGTGTCGAACAAGATGAGTAGTAAGGCTGGCCTTAGCTCTCTTGTATCTCTTATGCTGGCAAACCGTAATTCCGTCAATGGAAATATCTCTGGTGCTATTGCAGAAGAGAAACAGAACACCATATCAGGTCTGTGGGCACAAGTCACATCAACATTTACTGAAGGCATTGTTCAGGCGTTTGAAAATCGTCAAGGTGGATTTGAAGAAATGTTGAAAAAACTAAGAGACTACCTTGCTAAACCCGAAACAATCCAGATGATGCAGAACCTTCTCGATTTAATCATTGAGATAGGCAAAGTTATGGCGTGGTTTGTCAAGATATGGGCCTCCCTCTACAATGCAGCTCCCGGACTTATCAAATTCTGGATCACATTCCAAATGGGTATTACCCAGATGGGTGCGCTCATTGCTCCTATCATATCTTTGATTGGTGTATTTGACCGTCTCAAAGGCTCCATTATGGCTTTGGCTGGCATATCTGCTGCCGGAGGCACAACAATGACACGCAATGTGGCCGGTCGGGTTGTTGCTGGAGGTGCGGCAAACGCTGCTATAACAAACGCTCCATTCATAGTTGGTTCTGGTAAGTGGGGCACAAACAAGGTTATCCGAGGCAATATCGCTACCAGAGCGCATAATGCTATGGCGGCAAACGCTATATTGGCCGGAAAGTTAGCTCTTAGTGAAGCGAACAAGCGAACTACATTGGCCGCGCTCAATAAAGAGACACGCCAGCACTATGCAGCAGTGCGTGAACGAGCCGTGAGAATGTATGGCCCGGCCAGAGCTGGGCGTGCTTTCCGAGCTGCCGCAACCGCTGTGCCAACTATGGCTTCATTCGCTCCGATGTTTGGTGGACTGAAGAGTATGCTTATGGGATTACTTACTGGATTGGCCAAGGCCGCCGGATTCCTGGTAAACCCTGTAACATTGGCTGTTGGTGCTGTGGCCGGACTTGGATATGGTCTCTATAAGCTCAAACAGCGCATAGATGGCACCTCTGAAGCCCAGCAACGTGCAAGAGTACAGGCCAACAAAGCTGCTGATCAAACCCATCGAGAACTTACCAAGGAAGGTCAGTGGTATCAGGATATGATGAATGAGAATATTCCTGAAGCTGCTCCTGTAATATCCAGTATTGACACTACTCAAATTGAGAAATATAATGCAGATAAGCAGAAGTTTAATCAACTTTACGCGACTATTTTCAATGATTTCTCAAAAGACGCAAGTAAGCAGTCAATCAATGATGTAACTACTAAATGGCGCAATGTAATTACAGCAAATCCAGCTTATTCGCTTGCTATTGGCAATGCGAGAAATTATGATTTCTCGAAAAAGCACAAACAGCTTGATTACAATCCATACAATGATGCGACCAATGGAGCTACTGCCCTTTGGAATATATGGCATCATGAAGAGGATAATGCCATAAATCAACGCAATGGCATGATCCAGGATGCACTGATGATCGAAGGTGCAAATGATCTGCGTACGCAACAAGCCGTACAAGAAATTGCGAAACTTCGTCAAAAGTATCTTGCTGGAGAAACCACATATAAATCTGAGAGCGAATATCAGCAAGCGGCCTTTGCCATAAGAGACCGATTCATGTCTCAATTCACTGCTAAATTGCCTTCTACCGGAATGACACCCGAACAATTCCAGCAGACTACTAATCGCAGTGTCTATGATAAATATCAGTTAGGCGCCCAGAATCTTATGGATGCAACTATCAATGGTCAAATGGGGACCTTGGTAGGAAAAATGAATGCTTATCAGTGGCTGTCAGATGCAGAAAATCGTGCTAAGTTATATACTGACGAATGGTATAATGCAATTTCCAATATCATTGGCGATTATCACGTTATCTACAACGCCGTCTCAGCCGATGGTCAGCAGCAGGCCAACATCGAATTAATGCTTTCGACTCTTCCAAATGGACGGTTGAACTTCACCAATATTTTAGACCAGATTCGAGCCAAAGTTACAAACTTTAATCTGACTCTTCAAGGTTTTTCTGATATTATTGGCGCGTCGTACAAAATGATGGCCGAAGCTGGAGTCATTGATATTAATGATGCAAATGGACTTAAAGAACAGATAAGGCATCAAATGAATGGCGCGAAATATGGAGATAAGACCGTTCAGGACTATTGGGCACAATGGATTGCAAGTAATGAAAACTCTGAATGGGTAAAAGCTGGTATCAATGAGAAGCAATATGTGGACTTTATAATGGGAAGATCTGGGGAAACTATCAATTTGGGTAATCGAATTGTTTCGCGTTCCGCAGAACAACAGCAAATGTACCATAATATCTCTCGTAAAACTGCTAACACCATTATTGAGCAGAATAAACATCTTATAGACAAAGCTCAACAGTTAGGGAATAATAACTCAGGCACTCAATATACTCCAACCCCAACCTCTACCAAAGATCAGCAAGCATACGCCTCTCATTATGATCGGGCTGCTGCAAGACCAACTCAGGTTGTGTTTAATATCAATAATCTGGCGAGCTTCGACAGAACTACAGTGGCTTCCAGTGCTGAAGAGCGTGACTTGATGGCAGCAATGGAAGATAGAATTGCCGGAGCAGTATATCAAATGTTTGCAGAAGCCTCCAATCAGGCACAGCGAGTAATGGATCTTACATAATGATACACATAAAAAAGAAAGATGGGGCTTTTAGTCTCATCTTTCTTTTAACACTTATATAACCCCTAAATCAACACTCCTGAAGGTAAACACCAACTTTTGCTACTTGGTCATAAAGCATTTTGAGTCTGATAATTACATTCCCAACATAAGGTAGATTTCGTTTTTTTAATTCAAATTGCGTACTTTCTTCAATTTGAATAATCTTTCCATCATAGTCAAACAATGAGATAACAACATGAACCCATTGTTTGCTTTGCCTTCCAGCGCGAAACAAAAGATAATTCATAGTGATATATTCACTATCTATTGGAGAAAATGACATAGTTTGAACTTTTACGTTCAAATCTTCAAATGAAGAAGTACAGATCTCTATTTTTTCTGATAAAGATACTGCTTTTTCTACTGCATCCATATATATAAGATGAATTTTCTAAACGATAAAGTTAGAATCTTCACATTTATCATTTGCATTTATTTAATTCATCATTATACCATTGGGCTGCTTTATTTAGTTCTTCTGTTGTTTTATCGGCAGCTTCATTTGCACGTTTTCTGGCTTCTATCTGAGCCTTCGTGTTCCCATTGATATGGTCTATAAAATAGGACACGCCCCAACATACACTGACACCTACAATGGCAGCAAACAACATGCCTATCAGGGTACTTTTTTTAATTTTTCCCATAGTCATTTTGAATTTGGTATTATAGTTCACAAAATGACATATATCCTTTTTCTTATCCGAGGTGGTGATTTCGACGCGAAACAGGACTTATGCCACTTTCCAAAAATTTTCTGAAAAGTAGTGCAAAATTACTCAAAAATCGTCGATCTACCAAATTCATTGCACCAGAACTATTATAGAGTATGAGTACAAGTCTAAATAACCTCGCAATAACAACCACTGGCAGTGCAATGGCTTCTACAATGGGAGCCTTGTTTAATACTTTACAGAGTAAAATTGCTAATGGTGGTAGAGATAGTAACTGTAAATTTTACTATAAAGACGGCGCCGGCGGCTCACTTCTTCAAGTAGCAGTCAAGGGAGTTGTCCGGGGAGCCGTATCTGAATTGAAGAATGAAGCAGTCAATGCTTTTAATTCGCTCTTAAATGGCAAGAGAACCAAAGATACTACCGGAGCTGCATGGGTAAACTCTGAATTGGTCAAGCAGGAAGCTGAACAGAAAACATACGGCATGATGCACGTTGACGGAGGTACCATATATGCACTGGATGATTGGGGCGGTACTGCCACTGAAGCTCTTATGTTAGGTATCGAACTGGATCAAAGCATTACAGTTAATCAAAAATTCCCAGTATATCGAACAAAAGTAATAGATGCAAAAAAAGGAATTTATCAAGAACAAGAGCCTGACACTATTGAGAACACCGTAACCACAAAGACTTTGGTGTGGTATGACACTACTGCATTGATTACTATCAATTCTGATAAGAATCTAATTGCTACCCGTGTGACTGGTCGAGACTATAGCCGAAAAGAACTTGTATCCAATGGCGATATAAAGTTCACTGTTTCAGGTCAAATCACCAGTGGTAAACCTGACATATATCCGGCAGAAGAGATGCAGAAATTTTACAAAATCATGCAATACAAGGGCATTGTCAAAATCAATAATATGGTTCTTGACCAGCTTGGCATTACCCATATTGTCATTGAGAACTTCAATGTTTCTCCACGCCAGGGATATAAGGCACTCCAACAATACACATTCTCCGCTATCGGTCTCCAGCCTGAAAATGAGATTGAAATTTCTGAAGATACTATTTCGATCATTCCTCAAAAGAATGTCTCCGCTAATGATGATGACGGAAGTGAGTGGATGAAGATGTTGAACAACCAGCTTGAAGGACTGAAGTCTATGGCCTCCGATGTATTCAAACAAGGAATGGGCCTCGCCGCCGGTCTGTTGGAAGATACCTTATAATTTATGGCTTCAGATTTAACAGCACTCCGAACTCAACGCCCGGATCTGGTTCAGCAGGTCGAGTACACCCTCACGCCCAAATATTATCAGCATAAGGCGTATGAGGATAAACTTGCCATACTTGTATGTCAGATAAAGATATGGAAGGCAAATGGAAATGATTGGTTTTCTATACCTTCTGCCAATCAATGTCTTACGATCCGAGAATGTGAGAGTATTGAAGTATCGGACTCTGCAAAAAATCTTATCAATAAGGCTGTGATAAGATTCCCTCGTGGCACTGTCATCAATCTCTCCAGCCGGAAAGAAAAGGACGTTATAAGTGGCGATAAAGCGGATTCTACTGATAAAGAAAATACTCTTATCACAGCTAATAATGATGGCGATATCACAACTTCTCCAACCGCCTTATTTAGTGAAGATGGGATTTCCACCACATCTATGGCAGCCAACTATGATGACAAGGGGTTGATCGACTTCAATAGAACCAAGACCGAGCCGGCATTATTAAGTCCTAATGATGTTGCGGTTGGCAATCGCATTGAAATACGTTTGGGATATGCCTATTCTGAATCGGAGTTTAAGAAAATGAATACTGCCGACAGTGACCCCAATATGGATGTGGTCTTTACAGGCTTCATCACTGCCATCTCAGTAGATACTCCCTTGGAGTTAGAATGTACCAATATGGCTCATATCCTTGCCTCTGTCAGTACCCCCAACATATCGGCCAAAGCCACATTAATGGTTAAGGATTTTCTCGATGATGATGGCACATATCATCTCTTACAAGATACTGGCATACCTCTGGCAGCTGCCAGTAAAGGTTCAACCATATCAGTAAGTGGTGGTTCAATCAGTAACAATCTCACAATAGCCGATGTATTGAATGAATGGAGTAAGAGCGGTGTCCTCTGCATAATGGAAACCAAATCAGATGGTTCTGTTCAACTTCGTGTCGGCTTGACTTATTATGCCGGGAAAGGTGGTGGCCTACCGAACAATGATAAGAAATACATCACCTACAATGGGGGAAACAACTCAGTCAAACTCATTCAATTTGACTGGGATGTCGCTCATGACAAGCTCAATCTCAAACGCAATGATAAAAAATATCTTGCAGTTGAAGCTCAGGGGCGGACAAAGGATAATCAGTTTTTTAAGCTGACATTGCGTAAAAATCCCAATCCTGATGATGAGGGGTGGGTAATTGATAGCGATGGCCAGTTTCAGGTTGTCAATCGCCGTAAGGTAAAAGATAGAAAGAAGATGAAATTCGTCAATGGCACCTACAGCACAAAGCGTATTGAAGGACATTTGACGGATCCGGCAAAACTCGACAAATATCACGTCATCCAGTATATCTCAACAAAAGTTGGTATTACGGAGGAAGAGTTGATAGAAGAAGCAAAGCAATATTGGGCAAACTATAATCCCAATGGCATATCCGGGTCGATTGAAATATTCGGAGATCTTCTTGTCCGTCCTACCGACATTATAGGATTGATAGATGTTCGACAGCCTGAAAAGAATGGGTATTACTATGTTGAAGCCGTTAATACCACTTTCGGAATGAATGGTTATCGCCGAGAACTTCATATCCCGTTTAAGATCGCCACATTCTCAAAACCAGTTCAAATCATTTAATCATTATGTCGCTCAAAGGAGGAATCAATAAATATTCCGGCGATGTGCGCCGGTCAATAGGCCAAATGGCTCGTCAAGGTATGACTGGGCCTGATGGCGCAGTGCGCGGAACTAAGAAAATCATAGGGTATGTATGTGCCATCCATGAAGAGGGGGATTTGGCCGGAACTATAGATGTTCAGGAATTTAACTATGAGCCTGATGAATATCCGATTATGGGTACCGGCCATCACGAGGGAGTGCTTCTGTCTGCCATTCAGGATAATTCTAATGGTGTTCTGATTGTTCCCATGCTTTATTCTGAGGTTGTTATTGTTCAGAACCCCACAGACGGCCAGGAATATGTGATTATGTATAGCCACGCAAAGCGTATTCAAATGCTCGCTCATTCGCTTGAAGGAGAGGATGATGGCGTGATTGAAATTGGTGTTACCGAGACAGAAAAACTTGTCGAGACTGATGATGGTTTGGATAAGGATTATTATGAATTGGAGCCAACTAAAAATAAGACCAATACAAAATACACCTGCACCACCATCACTGACCAGATTATTTCCCCGGATGATGAAGAGGGGTTCAAAGAAGAAAAAACTGTTGAGCATAAAATCATCACAGTAGGTGACACGAAAATCACCATTGATGGAGAAAACGTAATGATTGAGACCAGTGGCAAGGTCTCATTTCAAGTCGGAGGCACAACCATTACCGAAGAAGATGGCTCAGTGAATATCAAAACCGATAAAGCCAAAATCGAAACAAGCAGTTGTGAAATCAAAGGCTCCGACGTAAAAGTTGACGGAACTTCAGTTACCATTACCGGTGGCACTCTCAAAACCAAAGGAGTATCAGCTACCGACTTAAATGGACCGTTCAATGCCATTAAAGTGTGTCCTTTCAGTGGCGCTCCTCATTGTGGATCATCAGTTAGTGGAACTTAATTATGAGTAAGTCAGCTTTTGCACAAACAATCATATCAAAACTCAAAAGTTCAATAGGCACTTCCGGCAAAGATTATTCTGCCGGGAGTGTCACTGCCGCTATGAGTGCAGTAGCAGCTGGAATTACTGAGTATCTGGTAGCCAACACTACAGTCGTAGTTGCTTATGTTGGTATTATCCCTGGCGTTCCACCTGCCCCAGATCCATTAGTGTCCGACACTTTTAAGATTGTTGGCAGTTGCGCTCCCACTGGTCCATCGAATAGTTTTGATAGTTGGATTAAACAAATTGAGGCCAATATTATTGCTGGATTTCAATTAACTCCAATGGGCAACGGAGGACTGGTTTTTCCACAAAAACCATTTTTACCGATAGGAATTGTAACAACTCAGGCCAATCTGAAAGCTACACACGATGTTGGAGATAAAGACCCACAACAAAAGGTCTGGGAAGTGGTATGTGGGGGAATTATGGACTGGATAAACAGTCTTGCAATGAATGTGACTCCCGGTGCCGCCACTCATCCAGCCGTATCATCCACCGGCACAGCAACTATAACCAAAATAACCATAAGTTGAGCCATCAGATTTGACTATTATAGATAAAACGCAGTCAAGAAAGATGGTAAGAGACTTAATCATAGATATGAAGGAGCGCGACTTGTTAACCGAGGACAAGTCCAATGCTTCAGTGCCGATGTTCGACTCATTGTGGGGTAATATCTTCGATGAGGATAAAGAACTTGACATTCTTATCTGTAACATTATTATTCCCGAAGCCTACTGGAGTATTGTAGGATATGAAGATGGCGAAATGACTTGCCGTTTCAAATCTTCATACATACCCAATACCAGCAATTTCAGAATCAGACTTGTAGGATTACGCGATGGCAAGTATTATGTCTTTGAAAGAATCAGAGGCGATTTTGGTTTGCCAGTAAATAGCTATGTCCTTAGCAAGAATATTGCCGCCCCCATACCGGCTTGTATGCTTCCATTCATAGATATTGATGGGGAATTTATGATCAAGATGGTGCAAAACAGTAAATCTGAGGTACTGGATAAGGCATATATCTACTCCGCAAAAAGCACTGACATCAGTATCAATTACAGTGATGATCAGGCTTCCCAGCTCCTGACATTATGTGCGCCCGGAAAAAGTTATAGATACCCGACAACTGGAGTGGGCATTACCAAATATTTGAATTGTGTAGTAGCTCATTCTGATTTACAGAAAGTTCTGGAAGCTCAATTTAACGGCGATAAGAAACCCATTCAGGATGCAGAATTTGATAACGAGACGTGTAAGCTCGATGTGCTTTTTAGCCCTGAAAAGGAAGAATCAGATATAGGCTTAGATGATATTGATGACCTCAATCTCTCATTCTTCAGTCTGTTTACCGATGAATATGTGCGACGCAATGTAGTTCTGAATGAACTATCAGATGCCGATTTTATGGAGCTGTTAAATGGCTATCCCTACGTTCTTAATATTCTTCTGTTTACGGACTATACAACCAGTGTTTCCAGAATAGCCAATAAGGTCGAACCCGGTCAATTCAATGGTGTGGGAGAGATTGTTCCAAGTGATCAATACTACATCGTTTCTGCTACCTTAGAGGCGAATACCATAGTTATGTTCAACGATGAGACCGAGGATAATGTAAAGGACGCTCCAATTTTCATCATCAATGATAACGATGAGACCCGACTCTATACCGCATTGGTCGAACAACCATACTGGCTCACTGAAACTTGCCACAAGTGCTTTATCCTAAAGCGCCGGGCAGTGGTGAAATATATGATTCGCCAAGATCAATTCCACGCAGGAAAGGGATTGTATATGGTGCCTCAAACAAGTGCCAATATCAAGAATATGCTTGGACTGGTACAAGACATTCATACCGGCCGACTCCTTGGTATCGTATCAAACAGCACCAACATCAGTGATATGACACTGGATGAAATCACTCAGCATATTTACGCAACTCAAATAAATCAATAGTATGAGTATTAATAATGACAATATAGTCAAAATTGGTGTTGCCTTAAAATGGCGAAACACTTTTGACTTAACCAAGAAATACTACCAAGAGAACGTGGTCACGGCGTGTGGCTGCGTCTTTAGGTGTAAAGTATTGCAGGCCCAGGGGAAAACCCCAATCAAGATGACTGATGACCAGGGGCACATTGTCTATACCAATACTGATGTGTGGGATGTGCTGGTTGATATGGCATATTATTACAATTATGCCGTTGATACTCGCAAACTTACACAGCAAATGTTGGATTATACCAAGAAACTGGATGAGGCTTTTCAAAAGCAACAGAAGGAAATCGAGGCACTTCAGGAGGACAATCGAGACCAATGGGGTCACATCAACGACATTGAAAAAGTCAATACCGAACAACAGCGGGAGTTAAATTCAATTTTTGACACCATCAGCTGTTTCAGTGAAGGAATCTGGATTGATACTCTTCTGTGGAGTAATGAAACAATCTGGGATAACAACAAGTACGCCATTACTGACGATTTGCAAAATCAGATAAACGTTTTGGACGAAAACCATCGTCAAGACATAGAAGATTTAACTGAGAAGCATAACACAGAAATAAGCGCACTTGCTGCTCATGTCGCACGCCAAGAGAAGATTCAGATGGGTATCAATGAGTACCTTCAGGATCAGGTGTATGATTTGAATAATTCTTTCAGCTGTTTCAACACCGGTGTATGGGAAAATGACTTGCATTGGAGCCAGGAAGCATTGTGGGATAATAACAAATACGCTATCACTGATGCTCTTGCTGCTGATATAAAGAAACTTGACGAACACCTATCAAAAAGCGATAAGGCGTTTGAGGAGGCAATGCTTGAAAATGCTAAAGAGCATGGGTTAGTTAATACCCATCTCCAAAAGCATGATAGGGAAATGAAAGACCTTCAGGACCTTATCAAAGAGCACGATGAGCAGATTATCGACCTTATTGATACTCTTGCTTGCTTCAGTAATGGCTATTGGGATAATGGCCTGAAATGGAGCAATGTCGCTCTGTGGGAAAATTCTAATCTGATGTATAATATGTTTGAGGATATTTATTCTCAAATTGAAGGTCATCAGAAATCTATTGAGAATCTGACCAAAGAGATACAGAAAATCAATACTGAGAAGGAAAATACATTAAAGGTTATCAATAAGACTTTTGATGATTTCCGTAAGGAACATGAGGATTTCCGCAAAGAGCATAAAGAGTTTGCCAAAGAGCACGATGAGTTCAAAAAAGAACATCAGACCATAACCGGCAGACTCGATGGGCTTGATACCAAACAGGAGGGTCAGCAACATGAAATTGATTCTCTTCTTTATCGCATTTCCATTCTCACCAATGGAGTATGGGATAATAATCTCTTGTGGATAAATGAATCTGAGTGGACCAACACAAATCTCAATGGTTCTTGTCATTGCCCGACAGATACCGAAGAACGTTTGGATGAACTTCAGGCAGGTCTTGAAGCCACAACTCAGAGAATATCTGATGCAGAAGAGAATATCAAAGTTATCATATCTGATGTTGAGGTAAACGCTTCGGTCATTGCTGATAATGCTGATGAAATTAAAATCATTAAGCAAAATGCGGTCACAGAACACCAAAATGTCGCTTACCAGCTTCGTGCCATAAGACGTGAGCAAACCGCTCAGGATGAAAATATTACCAAGATTGGAGAACACTTCAGTTGCTATGCAGATGGTATCTGGGGAAATCTCTTCATTTGGGATAATGATCTTCTGTGGGCTAATGAAACTGGGGTTATTACTGGTGCAATTTCTGATCTCCGCGATGACCTTCGTGACACTCGTTATAAGCTGAATGAAGCAAATGAGGACATAATGACCAACCTCTCTCTCATTCAAGCAAATAACAAACTCATTCAGAAAAACACTTCTGATATTCAAGACAATAAGGAGGCTATCGAAGCCACTCAGTCTGAACTTCAGGACACTTCTGATGAAATTCGCAAGGAGGCTCTTACAGAACATCGTCAAGTTGCTTATCAGCTTAGAGCTATTGGACGCGAGCAAACTGCACAAGATGATAATATCGCTAAATTAGGTGAACATTTTGGCTGTTTTGTCGATGGTGTCTGGGGAGATCTTTTTATTTGGAATAATGACCACCTATGGGCTAATGGCGCCGGAGTAATTGATGAGGCTATTGCCGATACCAATGAAAGGATTGACGTAATCAGTGAAGAGATTGATAACATCAATCAGAGAGCCGAAGATCATCAGTCTGAATATCAGAAAATGCTCGATGACATCCGAGCTTATAACGGATGTTTTGAGAAAGGCGAATGGGCAGACCCCTTCTTCTGGAATGATACGGATATATGGTACAACTCTCCCAATAGTATCTCCGAAGCAGAGAACGACATCATCAGTCACAACAGCCGTCTGACAGCTCTGGAATCTCAGTTTGTTCTCTTCATTCAGCAATATACTACTCAACAGACTATTATTGAACAGCACCAGAACCAACTTGAAACATTAATGGATTGCTTTACAGTCCTTAATGTCGGGAAATGGCAAAATCTGTTGCTTTGGGATAATACCTCAAAATGGTCAAATGCCCTGATTACTGAAGCTGCAGCTTCTGTAGGGACTGGAGGATCTTCGACTGTAACAGTAAAGTCTTACGACCCCGATACAGCTACAGTCACAATCTAAAAACTCTATTTACGAGGGAGTAATGACTCGTAATTTTATATACTTCACATAAATAACAAAATGGCAGATCTTAAAGTTACACGCTTTGTCATTGGCGGAGAATCCTTCGTCATCCCAGCTGCTGCTTCTGACCAGGCAGGTTTGATGTCTCCTGAAGATTTCAACAAACTTGCCGGCATTTCAGCAGGTGCAGAAGCTAATGTACTGGAAGGTGTCAAGGTTAACGGGGTTGCTCTCAGTATCGCTTCCAAAATTGTCGATATTCTGATTGCAACAGGTTCGACCAACGGCACCATCTCAGTGCAAGGAACCGATGTTCCTATCAAGGGCCTCGCTGCTCTTGCTTATAAGGCCAATGTGTCAGCTGATGAGCTGGACGCAGCTTTGAAGGCGGTTATCGACGCTAAAGCCGAATCTTCTGAGGTATCTGTCCTCAGTGGCAAAATCGACACCCTTAACGGCACTGGATCCGGGTCAGTTTCCAAGGCGATCACAGACGCCTTCAACGACTTCGCCACCAAGGTTTCCGATGATGGTGTAGTAAACTCCTACAAGGAACTCATCGACTGGGCTGCTAAACATGGTGGCGAAGCTGCTCAGATGACTGCTGCAATTACCAACATCGAAAATCTCTTGACCGGGATTGGTGGTGAAGGTGATCCCGCTACAGTCAAGGCCGCTATTGCCGCCGCAATCAACGACCTCAACATTGGTAACTATTATACCAAGACTGAGGTAGATACCGCTCTGAATGGCAAAGTCAGCAAAGAGGACGGTAAAGGTCTTTCTCAGAATGACTTTACCAACGCATTCAAATCCAAACTTGACGGAATACAGGACGGTGCCACCGCAAACACTGTAGCGTATGACGCTGCCACTCAGTCCGTCACGCTTTCCGGATTCTCAGTAGCGGAATAAACTCTAAAAACTTATCGCAATGGCAGATACTTCAAAAAAATTCCAAGCACTCAAAATAGCAGGTCAAGATTTTAGTATTCAGTCTTGCTGGGAGCAGTTAGGACTTACTAAAACTTATATGCTTGCTCTTTTGAGTCGTGATGAGTACACTCCCGTTGCGACTCAACAGCCCACTGAAACAGACACTCTATATACAGACCCGGCAAGTGGGAACCTCGCTGGTTTCCACGCTGGGCAATGTGTAATCTACCCCGACAATCAAGTTTCTGATGGCTGGGGGCTTTCGATTGCTAAGAATGTAGTTCTCAATGCTCAGGGAATACCTACCAAAATCGCTTGGTTCCACGCCACTGAGATGGAGAAACGGCTTAGTAATCTGGAAGAAAAATTCATAATCACCCATTACGGCGTAATAGGTACTGGATTATGGATTAATGAGTATCCTTGGCAACAGGACGCTGTGTGGGATAACGGGATTTAGAGTTTGAATGACTCGATACTATTATATATAAACCAACAGTTTTTTAATTCAATTTTTCAACATGGCAGAAAAAGTTTTAACAATGGAAGATGACTGGGGTGCAAAGGGTGCCCAGGCAACTGGTGCTCAGGTCCAGAAATTCTTGAAAGATCAGATCAAGTCTCTGCATGACAAGGACGTCGCTCTTCAGAATCAGGTCGACACTCTTTCCAACAATCAGCTGGAAGCTAACCCGCAGCTTCAGGCAGCCACTGACGGCTGTTTCGTGACCTACCACCGTAAGAGCGATAACTGGCCTCTCGCTGTTCCCTACTGGAAGTGGGCTGCCCTCGAAGCCGCTGGCGAAGTTGCTGATGGTGTTCTCGTTCTCATTGACGGTCAGGCACCAATCATCGTTTCTCCCACCGGCACTCAGCTCAAATGGTCGAAAAACGCTATCGCAGTCAATGCCGATACCGGCGGCGACTACAACAAAGCGTATGTTGACTACTCAGGCAAGACCCGCACCGCCGCTATCATGGCCAAAGGTGTCGAACTCTTCGGTGAAGAGGAAGAGACCTGGACCCAGTTTGCGCCTGCATGGTGCAACGCCTACGATCGCTCCTACATCAATGACGATGACGAAACAGTCGGTATCGGCGCTGGACAATGGTGGCTCCCCTCTATCGCAGAGCTGATCACCATCTGGAAGCACAAATACGCCATCAATCTGTGCCTCTCAGTCATTTCGGGCGCCAGCCCGCTTGTTGAGTCCTGGCATTGGTCCTCGACTGAGCGCTCGGCGGCGTACGCTTGGGGCTTGTACCTGAACGCCGGCAGCCTCTACTGGTACGCTAAGGCCACGGACAGCGGCTACGTCCGCGCTGTGGCAGCATTTCATTAACCCTTTATCTCTTCAACCCTTCAACTCTTCGGAGCGTTAGCGACGAGCGAGCGCAGCGAGCATTAGGGTTGAAGAGATACACACATTCAACTTACCTCGGAGCGGTCGCCGTTTTGGAAGGTTCAGGATTAGTTCCAGTACTCTGAGGTAAGCAATGTGTGCTTTATAGGGTTTCTATAATGTTATGCGGATAAACTGATTATCTACTGGCAATCAGTTTGTTATTGTAAAAATGATGAAAGCAGTGTTTCTTAATACTCCGTTGCAATGGCTTTATCTAACGAATTGCCGGTTTATGTTGAAACCTATCACTACATTCAAGCAGTGATTGACACTCAAAAGAATTTTCCAAGGGATGTAAAACACACCGTTGGTCAAGAATGGATCAAAATTGCTATCTCATTGCCGACATTCATTGTTAAGGCAAATATGTTCAAGAGTGAGCGAGAAGCATATTTGACCGACTTCATCTGTGAGTTTGAACACTGCAAACTGATAGTTAGACTTGCTGGCGATAATCGTTGGATAAGCCGGAAGCAACAATCCAATCTCATGTATTTGGAGGCGACTATCGGCAAACAAGTGACAGCATGGAAGAACGCATCGAAAAAGAAGTATCGCAAACGCACTTCTGCGGATGAGACTGATTGATCGGTGCAACGCACAGAGTATGGAAATTTAAAGATGACCATAGAGTATGCGCTTCTGTGAGAAATGGGGGTACTACTGCCATAGGTAGTTAAGAATAAGAAAACGTACCCGATACACTGAGAACTCGGCGACGAACGCTTGGAACTTGAACCTGAACGACGGCAACCTCAACAACTGGAACACTAAGGCCACGAACAGCAACTACGTCCGCGCTGTGGCAGCATTTCAACAAATCGCATTTTTTGCTAACAGATAAGACTAATTATAAATGGCATTATCACTTTTAGTGCTGATATGGTAACGTATGAAGGATTAGTAGAAGCCTATTTAGATTGTCGCGTACACAAGTCGCGGACAAACAACTGCATCAGGTTTACTCTTGATGTAGAAGGCAATCTCTATAATATGATGCAAGCCATCAACAATAGAACCTATTATCCGAAACGTTCCATTTGCTTTGTCGTTAGTCGCCCCAAATATCGTGAGGTTTTTGCGGCCGATTTTGCAGACCGCATCATTCATCATTACATCAGGCTCCGATTAGAGCCAATAATCGAACAAGAATTTAATGATCGCACTTTCAACTGTAGAAATGGCAAAGGCACTCTGGCCGGTGTCGATCAGTTGAAGAAAGATATAATCGAGTGTTCAAATAACTACACTCAGGATTGCTATGTAGCCACCGTTGACATCAATAGTTTCTTTATGTCTATCCCTAAGAAACTGGTTGAGGATATGGTTGTCAGACTGGTGGAAGAAAAGTATCACGGCGAGGATAAAGACGATTTGATTTATCTATGTCATGTGGTATTAAGTCATTGTCCGGAAGAGAATTGTATCAGACAGTCATCTGAAGCAATGTGGAATAATCTTCCAGCCAGCAAATCACTCTTTACAAATGGCAATGGATTGGGTATGCCTATCGGGAATCTTCCATCTCAGATGTTTGCCAACTATCTTTTGAACTCTTTGGATTGGGCGATTGAAAAGGAGTTTGGTATCAAATATCACGGCAGATATGTGGATGACATTTATTTGGTGGCCGATACAAAAGAGCAAATTCTAAACGCAATTCCAAAAATTAGGGTCAAATTAGAATCTCTTGGATTAAAACTATCTCCAAAGAAATTCTATATGCAACATTATACCAAAGGATTGGACTTTACCGGCGCCGTAGTTAAACCGGGAAGAGTTTATCCATTAAATCGTACAGTCACCAGCTTCCGGCATAGTGTTCACAGACTGAACCAATGTCGTACCAAATCTCAGATCATCAAGGCTTTATCCTCAGTCAATAGTTACTTAGGATTATTAAGGCATTATGATAGTTATGCCATCAGATATAATGGACTTATGGAAATTGAACCTCGTATTTTCAAGTGGGTTTATATCAAAGGTCACATGGAAGTGGTCAAACTGAAAAAGAAATATCATCCTCGGAATCGCATCAGATACCGTCTCAATCATAATTATCAAGATAGATTATCACTTCCTCAGCCTATTGCAGAATTTGAGGAAAGAGATGATAAAGATAAATATATCAGAATGTTAGTTGAATACACCTCAATTAATACTCCCCCTATTCCCATACTTGAAAGTCAACGAGACTATTAATAATAAACACCAGTTTTAACTTTCAAAAAAATCTGAACAATGGACCAGATCAACAACAACAATGAACCTGTAGTAGAACAGGAAGAGGTTATGGCTCCCGAAGAGTCTGTCATATCTCCTGAAATGCTTGCCGAAATGGAAGCACAGAAGGATATGGATCTTCATGGCAACCACGTCCAGAAGATCGGCGGTTGCGCTGTAGTAACAATCGACAGAGAGGTTGTCGCCCTCGAAATGCCGTTCAGCTATCCTCAGCTGCTCTCGACGCTCATCAAGCGCAAGTATGACACTGATCAGTCTGAAGCCATCACAGCCAACTTCCTGGCTGCCCGCACCGGCACAGTATCGGAAGAGAAAGCTGCTGAGTATGCCGCCGAATACGAGGCTTACCAGGCATACCGCGATCTCGCCAAGACCATCGCCAAGGAGGTAATGGGCATTGAAGCCTAATTTACCGCCCGCATGAAGCCGTCCTTGGATAAACTATGTCCTTGGACGGCTTTATTCCATAACAAATAATATTGAAAAATCAATGGCGCAATATAAAGTCCGAAGCGGACAAAATATATACGATGTAGCATTGACTCTCTATGGCAGTATAGAGGGCATTTTTGATTTGTTGATAAGCAATGAATGGCTCAATATGGAAACCCAACTATCCTATGGTATGGTTCTTAACTATCATGAAGAGTTTGCTATCAACAAGAGCATTGTAATATGGCTAAAGGACAATAATGTGCTGGTTAAAAATGGGGAGCATATCTATCATTATCTTGATATAGAGGAACTGGTCAAGAGTCATATTGCAACCTATCATTCTGCCATATACAATTCTCTCTCGGAAATGTCATCAGATGAGCAGAATATGTATTGGGAATCACTCTATACTCCCCGGATTGTCATACATCAGCAAGGTCAGACCACAGATATGATAATGCGGTTAAAAGCCGACACTCACCTTATAGTGGACTGGGGAGATTATTCTGCTCCTCAAATAGTAGAAGGAACTGAAGAGCAAGAAGTCGAACACTGCTATAAGGGGTCCGGAAAACATATCATTACTTTCTATGGTGACTTTGAATGTTCAAAATTGGATTTCCGCGAACTTAATGGTATTTATTATCCCCTCGGAACTATTTATGCCGATGAATTTCTTTCGGTCTTAAATATTGAGGACTTAAATAAACTGATAATCACGCAATGAGAAGTGTAAGTCAAATATATTCCGAAGCTGTCAGCACACGAAACAATTATCTCCAGCTGACAGAACTCAATACCGGCCGCAGCAACAGTAAGCTCAGTATGTTCAACTTGCTGACCTATGTTGTGGCCGTCTGCATACATACTTACGAGGCTGTGCTTGACCTATTTCAAGTAAGGATTGCAGAAGTTCTCAAAGGTCGCATCAATGGCACTCCAGATTGGTATGCAATGATGGCCAAAAAGTTCCAATACAATAGTGTGACTGAAACTGGAGATGAGCTACGTTTCAATGAAGACACAATGAAAATTGAATACGTCCAGCCAGACACATCTCACAGAATTATTGAAAAAGCTGCATGGCAAACTGATGATATGTCGCTCACTTTGAAAGTATGCAAAGCCAATGACAACTCTAATGAAGTCAATAATGGTATTCCTTATATGCCTCTCAATGATTATGAGCTGACCGCTTTCAGAATGTATGTTCAGCAAATCAAATTTATAGGAGCCGACATCTATTGTGAAAGCTCCCCCGGTGACATAATCACCATTATTGCAGATAAGCACAATCCCATTTATTATAATGACAGTTATGTGACGGCAGCCCAGGCATTGACGGAATTACAGCAAGCAATGATTGATTTCGCCAATGAACTGGAATTTAATGGCATGTTCTACTATCAGTCAGTTCTGGATGTCATTAGAAAGACCGAACACATTACTGACATCAGCAACAGTATAAAGATCTATGTCAGCTCATATAATACAACTGATCGAAAATATGATGAGCCGGTCGAACTGAATAATCGTATCAGGTTGAAGAGTGGCTATATCCGTCTGCTTGACACCAATTCGGTTATGACCATCAATAGTGATAATCTTACACTGGTAGCAGCTTCAAAGATGGACCAGTATTTAGCCTCTCTTGACCAAGAATGATAAATATTGATTTCACTAATATTGACAACGCCAAGTTAATCGGCAGACTATTACCTTTTTGGGCAAGGGGTAAGAAAATTTCCTTGCTTTTACAAGCCATTCTCAGTCCGATTGCCTCTGCCCATAGCCGTTTTAAGGCGTGGGGATTGGAGCGATACATCGAATGTCATATCACTGCTCAGAAGTCATCTTTGGAGTGGTATCTGAAGTATCGCCTTCAACTTCATTTTCTCAAAGAAAACGATAATTTCTTTATCACTCAGGGTATCAATGAATCCGTTTCTTGCTTCAGCAGTAATGTATGGCGAAATGGATTACACTGGGATAATGCTCTCAGATGGAGTGTTGATACAGAGCCTCTTGTCAATATGAATATGAATCTCACTTGTATCAACACTGGCTTGTGGGAAAA